ATCACAAGGATTAGGTAATATAAGTCAACAAGATTTAGCCCTACCTTTTCTTAAAATCCTAGGACAATTATCACCTGAAGTAAATAAGAGGGATGGTAAACATGTTGAAGGAGCAGAACCTGGAATGATTTTCAATTCAGTGACGGGTGATTTATATGATGGCGTAAAAGGAATAGATGTTATTCCTGCTTTCTATAAATTAGAGTACGTTGAATGGAAAGATAGAGGAGAAGGACCTGGTGCACCAGTAATGGTACACGATTCTTCATCTGATATCATGTCACAAACAAAACCAGATGCTAGTTATAAAGATAGATTACCTAACGGTAACTATGTTGAAAAAACTGCATCACATTTTGTGATAATTCAAGGGGACAGTCCACAAACAGCTTTGATTTCTATGAAGTCTACTCAATTAAAAATTAGTAGAAAATGGAACTCAATGATGTCCGGTATCAAACTAAAAGGTAAAAACGGTTTATATACACCGGCATCTTTTAGCCACATTTACAAACTAAAGACTACTCAAATGTCTAATGATAAAGGCACTTGGTTTGGTTGGGAAGTTAGTAAAGTCGGTCCTATAACTGACGCGAGTACGTATCAACAAGCAAAGTCTTTCTCAGAAAGCATCTCTAAAGGTGCTGTGAAAGCTAAACATGTTGAACCGAAAGTAGCAGAGAAAACAAGTATTATATAATCCCTTAGGGGTATGTGTACACAGTGTGGACCGAGAGGGAGACTAATCGGTCCACTTAGACAGGATAGATATGATTAAAAGATATATAAAAATATTTGATGGATATAGAAAAGCTTATGGTACAGCTAAGCTTAAATATGCTAAAGTTGACCCAGATAAAGGCGGTAAGCTAGTAATCCCTGACGGTGATTATGGCTGGACTCATAAAGAACTTACAGAAGAAGTTTATCAAAAACATTTAGATGGTGTTTTATCTATTGGGGTTCAACCCTGTAATGAAGACTCACAAGCAAAATTTGGTGTCATAGATATTGATCCAAAGAATTACGTAGATTTTGATAGAAGATATATCATTGAAAAAATTCAAGAATACAAACTACCTTTAATACCTGTTCTATCTAAAAGTGGTGGGTTGCATTTATACTTGTTTATTAATGAATTTATATTGGCAACAGTAATAGTTTCTTTTTTAAGTAACTTACTTTCACTATTTAAACTAAAATCAAATAATGAGATATTTCCTAAGCAGACACAACTAACAAAGGATCCGGAAACAGGGAACGTAGGTCCAGGTCAATTTATAAATTTACCTTATTTTAAAAAGTCTGAGAGGTTAGCAATAAATTTAGATGGTACAACATTTACATTTGAACAATTTCTTGACGTTGCAGAAGCTAATATAGTTAGTGCAGAAGATTTAAAAAAAATAACAGAAAGTATAGAACAAAAAGATTTAGAAGGTGTTGATGCAGATTTTAATGATGGTCCTCCTTGTTTAGCTCATCTTAGTAAGATAATGAAGAATCCAGGTTTTGATGGTAAGGACAGATTTATGTATAATTATCATGTATTTGTGAAGATGAAGTATGGTGCAGACAACTGGCAACAGAAGGTAATGAATGCACCTGTTAAATATTTTGAACCCGTACATGCAAATGCTTGGACAGAAAAAACTTTAAATTCTAAAGTTAGATCATGGGCTAAGTCTGAAAAAGGTTATACTTGTACACAGAGTCCTCTTAATGATTATTGCAAAAAAGGTATATGCGTTAAAAAAAAATATGGTATCCTTGCAGGATCAAAAGGATCTTATCCAGTATTATCTAATCTAAGAAAAATAGATATTGAACCAGAACCAGAATATGAATTTGATGTAACTAAACCAGATGGTATAGGAAAAGCATCTGTGTATTGTAAATCAATTGAACATGTTACAGATCAACGTAAACGTAGAAATTCCATAGCAAGAGCTGCAGGGTTTCCACCACCAATTATAAAAGCACCAGAAGATCAACTTATTTTAGAGGCTCTTTTCAGTACACAAAAAGTAGTGAACCCTCCTATTGGTACTTCACCTAAAGAAAAATTACATGATGTATTACATGCAAAAATTAATGGACCTAAAGCTATGAACGATGCTGCATTTAAATCCGGTACAGTATTAATTGAAGAAGGAAGAGCTTATTTTAAATTTGATAAATTTTACGACAAGCTTAGATCTAAAAATTGGAAATACTCTGAAGATAAAACGGGTGTTATGATGAGTACCAACTACAAAGAATGTGGTTTAGAATTTATTGAACAGAAAAGATTCCCTACCAAAGAGAAGGGAAAATATAATACACCTACAAAGAATGTAGTTTCAATAAGCATAAAAAACTTTGAAGATGTAAAAATTAACCATACGGTCATGAAACACAATACGGAGATAATGTAATGAGTGTTAGAAAAATACTCGGGCCTCCGGGAACAGGGAAAACAACTAGACTAATAAACTATGTAAAAACTTTAGTTAAGTTTGGGACACCAATAGATAAGATTGGATACTTTGCTTTTACCAAAAAAGCTGCTGATGAAGCAATAGATAGAACTTTAGGTCTGTATCCCGATTATCGTCAAAAAGATTTAAAATATTTTAGAACTTTACATTCACTAGCTTTTACAGAATTAGGTATGAAAAAAAGTAATGTAATGCAGGACGAACACTACGAAGACATAGGCCGTAAACTTGGAATAGAGGTTACAGTATATTCTAATGGAGAAGATAAGACTGGGTTTGTAGATTCGGATAGTGAATACTTTAACATCATAAATGCAGCAAGAATCAAAGAAATATCAATTGAAGATGAATATAACTCAGACATGTATTCACAAGATATAGACAAGCATCAACTACAAATTTTAAAAGATGAGGTAGATAACTACAAAAAAGCCTATGGTTTAGTGGATTTTACGGATATGATTGAGAAATTTAATGTGGCAGAATTGTGTCCAAAATATGACGTAGTATTTATTGATGAAGCACAGGACTTATCTCCAATACAATGGAGAATGTATGACATACTTAAGAAAAACTCTAAACATATTATACTAGCCGGTGATGACGATCAAGCCATATATGGTTGGGCAGGAGCAGACGTTAAACGATTTCAAAGTGAGCCTGCTAAAGACATTGTTTTGCCACAATCTTACAGAGTACCGGAAGCTGTCCAAGAAATAGCAAATTGTATTTTAAATAGAATACCAGACCACAGAAGAATTAAAAAAAACTGGAAAGCAAGAGAAGATGTTTTACTTCCAATAATACAGCGCGTGACTTCAATAGAAGACGTACCTTTACATTTTGGTGATTGGTTAATACTTGCAAGAACTAATTATAAACTTAAAAAGTTAGGACCTATATTAAAAGAAATGGGGATATACTTTGAAATAAAAGATAGAAAAAGTTACAGGACTCGACTGTACAAGTCAATAAAAGATTACACACGTTGGACCAATGGGGACAAATTATCAATATCGGAATGTAAAGATTTATTTGAATTCTTAGAATTAGATAAAGAATTAACAGAAGAACGTATGTATGATTTAAAAGAATTTGGTTATGCTTTTACAGACCATTGGTATGAAGTATTTAAAGCAGACCCAGAAGAATGTTTATACATCAGAGAAATGATGCGTAACAATGAAAAATTATCTGAAGACCCTAGAATTAAGTTATCTACTATGCATGCAGCTAAGGGTGGTGAAGCAAATAATGTTTTAATTATTTTAGATAATACAAAAAAAATAAGAGAAGCTATAGAAAGAAGTATAGATAAACAAGATGAGGAACATAGGGTTTGGTATGTTGGAGTAACAAGAACCAAACAAAATTTATATATAATGGAAGCAATAAAGGAGGAGAAAGGTTATGACATCTAAAAAAGAAAATCCATATTTAAAACAAATTTCAGGTACACATTACATGTACATGAAAATACAGCCAGCAGAATTTGTAAACAAAAACAAATTGCTTTTTGCAGAAGGAAACGCTATAAAGTATATATGCAGACACTCGCAGAAAGGCGGAGCAGAAGACATCGATAAAGCAATACATTATTTAGAAATGATAAAACAAAGGGACTATGGAACCAAATAATCATATACCATTTTACATGGGGCTATTTACATGCCTATTGATTTTTTGCTACCTAACATTATGAATGAGTTTTTAAAAGTAAGATTAAGACTAACAGCGGCTCTTGAAAAAATAGATAAAATTTATAGAGAGAACCAAGTTATGAAAAGAAGGTTACTTAAATACGAAAAACCAGGAATGCTTTATTACAACAACAAAAAAGGTTTAAATGAAAATACCAGTATTTAGTGCACAAACAGAGTGGGTGATACCTACAGAGTTTCCAGACCTTAGACAGGTTGATGAAATTGCAATTGACTTAGAGACAAGAGACCCAGACTTAATTAAAAAAGGATCTGGAGCAATCATTGGTAATGGAGAAGTTATAGGAATAGCTGTAGCAACTGCTCATTACAAAGGATACTTTCCAATCAATCACCACGGTGGTGGTAACATGGACCGTAAGAAAGTATTAGAATGGTTTCAAGATATTTTAAAAACAGATTCTACAAAAATATTTCACAATGCAATGTACGATGTAGCTTGGATCAGGGCACTGGGACTAAAAATTAATGGTAGAATTGTGGATACAATGATAGCCGCAGCTGTGACTGATGAGAATAGATTTAGATATGATCTTAATAGTTTGTCATGGAAGTATAATGGTTATGGTAAAAGTGAAGCTGGCCTAAGTGAGGCAGCAGCACAATGGGGAATAGACCCAAAATCTGAGATGTATAAATTACCTTCATTAAATGTTGGTGCTTATGCTGAACGTGATGCAGAAGCTACGTTTGGTTTATGGCAACACATGAAAAGAGAAATTATAGAACAAGACTTAGATGCTGTATTTAATTTAGAGACAGATTTATTTCCATGTCTAGTTGATATGAGATTTAAAGGTGTAAGAGTTGATGTTGAAGGTGCACAAAATCTTAAAAAGACTTTGATAAAAGAGGAACAGGATATACTAACTGCGATAGAAAAGGAAACAAATGTTAGACCACAGATTTGGGCCGCAAGAAGTATAGCACAAGTATTTGAAAACTTAAAGATACCATTTGATAGAACAGAGAAGACTGATGCACCTAGTTTTACTAAAAACTTTTTACAAGAACACGAGCATCCTGTAGTCAACATGATTGCTAAAGCTAGAGAAGTTAATAAGGCACACACAACTTTTATAGATTCTATTTTAAAATACGAACACAAAGGTAGAATACATGCAGAGATAAACCAATTAAGAAATGCAGGCGGTGGTACCGTGACCGGTAGATTTTCATATCAGAATCCTAACCTACAACAGATTCCAGCAAGGAATAAAGATTTGGGTCCTAAGATTAGATCATTATTTATTCCAGAAGAAAATCATACATGGGGTTGTTTTGATTACTCACAACAGGAACCACGTTTAGTTGTACACTACGCAGCATTATATAAACTACCTTCAGTGTACGATGTAGTAGACGCTTACAACGATGATCCTAACTCAGACTTTCACCAAACAGTGGCAGACATGGCAGAGATTAAAAGAACACAAGCCAAGACCATTAACTTAGGATTGTTTTATGGTATGGGTAAAACTAAGCTTCAAGCAGAGCTCGGGGTATCAAAAGAAAAGGCTAATGAATTGTTTAATACTTATCATGGCAAAGTTCCTTTTGTTAAACAGCTTATGGATAAAGCTTCTAACAGAGCACAGGAACGTGGTCAGATAAGAACTTTACTTGGCAGACTATGTAGATTCCATCTATGGGAACCAAATAGTTTTGGTATGCATAAAGCTATGTTGCATGAAGATGCACTCCAGGAACATGGACCGGGGATCAAGAGAGCTTATACTTACAAAGCTTTAAATAAATTAATCCAAGGTAGTGCTGCTGACATGACTAAAAAAGCTATGTTAGACTTACATAATGAAGGTATAATACCCCATATTCAAATACATGATGAACTTGACATATCAATCGAGAATGAATCACAAGCTAAAAAAATTATTGAGATTATGGAAAATGCTGTTAAACTAGAAGTACCAAACAAAGTAGATTACGAGTTTGGTAAAAACTGGGGAGCTATAAACGATTAATGGCTTATTTAAATGCAAATATACCAGCAACCTATGCTCAAATAAGGAGGGAATATTTATATGACTGTAAAAAACATCATGGAGAAGTTGAAGATTGTATTATCTTTGGTATTACCAGCATGGGTGGCCGTGCAATATTATTTCATGCTATCATGGAGAACGGCGCAATATTCTATCGCCTGCCTATTAGCGCATTTATACAACGTGGTTTCAAAATCGAAAACGTCCCACTCAGACGACTGGATGAATTGGAGCTTTGGAATTCTTTTAGTTATCATCCTGCTGTTACTTCTTGGGCTATTCTAAGTTCAGCTCACGGTAAATATATTGGTAAAGACAAGAAATGGCATCACGGTTCTTATCTTTTTACTATTGACTGGTCACATCCAGATGCTAATATACTAGATACTGATCACTCAGAAATTCCACACGAACATAAGTGTGCACACATTATCGCTTTAGATGATGGAAATTATGCCGCTCAACCCAATAACAGATGTATTTGGGACTTACCATCTTTTACTGTCAAGGACAGTATTCCAGATTGGAAAGTTCAAACTAATGAATGGAACGTAGAAGACACGGGCCAATGGAAGACTGAAGACACCGACAATTTCTTTTATGAAATCGAGGAAAAAAAATGAGGAATTTAAATTATGGAGATAGACAGGATGGATTACAGGTTTACAGCTTTGTTGATTGTATTGCTATGTCTATTAGCTATCTTTGGGGGTCCAAGTGGATATTAAACGTAAACTCTCATTATTCTTTCACAAACTATCACTAGCGTGGTTATCATGTATGATATTTATGGTGCAAGGTAATTTACCTGCATTAACTTCATCACATGCTATAATTGCAACACGGACAGGTGCTATAACTGGTTTTTTAGTTGTACTCATGTCTTTTATACCTTGGAAGTTTCATTACAAATTACCTTTACTTATGTTTATAGGTTGTTTTACTGCAGATATATTATCACATTCAACACATTTTGGTGAAGCTTGGAGTGAGGCTGCATGCACTGCGTTATTAGCTGCAGTGTTTTCTTACATGATAACTTTATCGCCAGCAGGTAAAAAATTAGAAGAGTATTTAGATGGTAGATAAATTTTTTTATAAGTTTTTTGCAAAGATGGATGATATTTGTGAGTGGGTTGCAAATCTTTTTAATAAGAAGAAGAAAAAATGAGTAGAAAAACTAACACAATGTTAATAGGATTACTAGGTACAATTTTACTAGGTTTGGCTACTTGGACACTAGTTACATTAATAGAACTTCAATTAACAGTGACGATGATTCAGTCTGATTTAATGAGTATTGATAAGCAATTTGGAAGGGTTTACAATTTTATAGATTCTGTTAGAACTAAATAATGAAAAAATGTAAACAGTGTAAAAAAGAATTTGAAGCTAAGGACGAATTTGATATGTTCTGTAATGATGAATGTAAACAAGAAGCACTGGCTGACCTTGACAAAGACAATGATGAGTGTTTAAGTTGTCAGTAATGAAAAAGAAAAAAAATTTTAAAGTTACAGCAGAAATTGTTAAAGGTGAATGTCCAACATGTAATGAAGTCACTACATTAGTTGGAATTGATTCTCAGTTTTATAGATGTATGGAGTGTGGTGGAGATCTAGAGCAACATGTAAATGGTAAAATAAGTTATTTACCAATCATGCAATCTAGAACAGATGGCTCTAAACTTTTTATTAAGGATTGGAAATAGTGAAAAAGGCCAAAGGAGCAGAGTTTGCACCTCGGGATAAACCTAAAAAAAGGCCCGGAAAACATAAGAAATCTAAGTCAAAATCAGAAAAAAGAAACAATCGCCATAAAAAATATCAGGGCCAAGGGCGTTGACAACTACATCATAATATCCTAGAATAAATATGAAAGGATTATTATGAAAATAAAAAAACTAATAATATATAATACTGCGTTAAGAGATGAGTTGCATAATAAAGTAGCAACGATGTTAAATGCAGAAACACCTGATCAAGGTTCTTTGGCACCCTATTTTGATATGATAAACGGATACCTGGATCAAGCAACAACAATAGAAATAAGAATACAATTCTTAGAGAGGATAAAAGCAAGTGAAGAAAGTAACAATAACAAGTAAAAATATAAATGCAAAACAATGGTCTAATTTAATTTTAGAATTAAATTTAATTAAGAAACAATGGAAACCTTATGCAGAGCTACAGCTTGAGGCACCGGGGATCAAGAAAATAATAGCTTGGGGCACAACTAACTACGACTCAAAAGCAGGGGACTAATGGATTTAATTATTTTTCAAGATGGACTGTTTTTTGTTGTACCCGTAACAGTTGACCTGCTTGCAGGAGAAATCTGGGAAGATTGTTTTGATCTATGCGATATACTTAGAAATAAACTTACTGTTTATAATAGTGACATTAATAGATATGTTATGAAAAATGGTAGTGTCTTTTTTGGGTGTATTTGTAAATAAAATTGAGCACAATGACTATTACCTGCGTCCACGTAAAGCTTCGCGCTAGCCTCTGTACGACAAGCTTTGATCCTCTATACAAAGAGGGGAGTTATGGGAACGTCGCCAGGCACATTGAGTCACCTGATCAGTGAATGTGTCTGGTGCATTATGAAATAAGATTTGGCCCATTGGTCTTCGTAGCTCTTCGGAGATAGGCGCAGTAAGATGCGTTAGATATAATGCTGGGTGAGACCTACCAGCAGCCAAAAATAAAGTTGACAAGTAATATAAAATATGGGATATAACCTATATAACCAATGAAAGAGGAAAAATGACTGATATAACTAAATATAAAAACGTATCATTAAAACACGCAGACTATCATATGATAGATAAGATAAGGAAGGTACTTGTACCTAATACAATTTTAAGTAGATCACAAACTATAAGCATTCTAGTGAATGAGAAAGTGAAGAGTCTAAATGGCAAACTTAAAAAATAAAGTACCTTGCCCTAATTGTAAGGGCAATGGTTTTATACGAGTACCGTACGAACTAACAAAAGAAGAAGTTATAGTTCAATGTGGGGTGTGTGAAAGCGAGGGTGAGATAAATGCAGATGAAGTTGATAACATTATCATTGATTCTGATGGTATTCACAGGTTGCAATAAAATGGAATTTAATCCGTACACAACAATAATAAAGGAGATAGTTAAACATGATATTAAAACAAGACATGGATCGAATTAAAGATAACAGAGGTCCAGGAGATCTAGAGCGAAAAATAGAAGATCTTACGAAGCAGAAAGAGTATCTACAACGACAATGCCGTAAGGCAGGTGAAGCAATACTTACTCAAGAAGGTAAATACGCTGCACTTGAAAAAGAATATGACAAAGTTGTGGAAGAAAACAATAATATAAAAACAATGATGAAAAAATAAAAAGGAAACATATGACAGTTATAACTAAATACCCGTTTGCAACAAAAAAAAGAAACGAAGATTTTTTCAAAAGAAAAGATGCACAACTTACAAATCTAGATTGGGCTAAATGGGCCGGATGGTTTGATACTGACGGTTGTTTCACAACATTCTTTCATAAGAAAGAAAAAAGATACACAAGAACTGCTGAGATAAGATTAAAGGATAGGCAACCTGTAGAATTATTCTCCGATACCTTTGAAACATCTTTGCGTTATAGGGAATTTAATACAGTCACTCCTGATGGAGGCAAGTATATAGCTAAAATGTTTAGTTGTTGTTTATGTGGACCCAAAGCAGAATGGTTTACTGAAAACGTATCTCCCTATTTAATAAAAGAAGAGAAACGAGAATTTGCAGGTACTCTTTTAGAGGATAATGTTAGCAGTAAAAGTTTCAATACCTGGACTAAAGATGAATTAACTCATTATTTAGCAACCGTTATTGAAGGAGATGGGGGAATTCGAAATGATTCTAAAACAGGATCAAGTATGATGTCATTAAAAATAAGCATTAGTTCTAGTGACCCTCAATATTTAGCAAACTTGATATCGATTAGTGCTTCTCAATTAAATATAAAAGCTAGATATAAAAAAATTGCTACTTATAAAAATTTAAAAGGAGTTAGACATAGATACAGGTTATCTATACTTTGTTCTATTAAAAACCCTGAGAATTTAGATTTTATAAGAAGTTTATTAAAACCGGGAGTTATGACTTTAGACAGAAAGAAGAAAATAATCCAAGAATTTGTTGATTTCGTAGACTTAAAGAAAAGTAAAAAATCAGATATGGAGAACAGAGTCTAATGAGAAGATATATACTTGAACGGATATATCACTACTCGACATATTTGACGAGTTGGTCCTGGCAAAAGTTATATGGTAACAAAACTAAGAGAGGAGAAAAATAATGTCCAAGAAAAATATAAAAGCAGATAACTGGGATGGTAAATCTAGGCCAAGTAATAAGGCTTATGATGAAGCATGGCAAAGAATCTTTGGTAATCCTGTTGCTAAAGAAGTTAGAACCCCTAAATTTAAATCACAAGTTATAAAAAACAAAAAGAAAGACAGTTACTTTGACAGTAAGTCTGTTAAAGAAATGTTGGATGAAATGGATTAAATTATGATTGATCAAGAATTATTAAAGAAAGAACGTAAGCAATGGAGAGAGAATAGTTTATTACAAAGCAAGGCTATTTTAACTCTGAGCCAGGAACTAGATAAGTTACGTAAGCAGAAAGAAATACTACAAGAAAAATTATTAAAATCTGCTACACAAGATTAATGAAAATAAATAAATGAGTAACTTACAAACAAAAGAAATGAGTGGTGTTATAAAAAATTTCATTGAAACAGTTGATAAAAATTTCATAGAACCTAAGAAAGAAGAGTATTATGATTTAGTAAAACATTTTAAATATTGTAAACGAGCTATTAAAGATATTAATTTTAGAAAGAAAATTAGACGTAAAAATACTAGAGAATGGCTTTGGACTTGGGTAGTATTTTTTTGTAGAAACCCTAGAGGTGCTTTTTATGTACTTATGAATACTAAAAAAGATTCAGAATATTTTGTAAAAGACTATTGGATGCTTAAAAATACTATTAGTAAAATTGATCAATGTATTAATGAATTAGATGGTATTCTCGATCAGTTTGAACTATTTAGTTTGAGTATGGAAGAAATGGATAAAAAATTTGAAACTATAGGGAAAAAATTATTAGAATATGAAAATAAATAAAAAGTTTACCTACCCTAAGTCTATGCGATCTGTAATTAATGGTGGCAGACATTACGATATAGATGGAGATAAGTTACCAAGTGTTACGACTATATTATCAGCAACTCAGTCTCCAGAGAAAAAGGCGTCTCTTGCTGCGTGGAAATTAAAAATGGGCGACAAAGCCGCTGATGAGATAAGAGATACAGCAGCCGCGCGTGGTACTGCTATGCACACTTATTTAGAACACTATCTTGATGGCACAGGGTACAAGGACCTAACACCACTGGGCAGACAAGCTGAGACTATGGCGAACAGGATTATAGAATCAGGGCTCGGGGACCTGGAAGAGTTGTGGGGATTGGAGACTACGTTGTATTACCCGGACCTGTATGCAGGAGCAACAGATGTAGTAGGAATTTATCAGGGTCAACCGGCCATACTAGACTTTAAACAATCTTATAAACCAAAACGTAGAGAATGGGTTCAAGATTACTTTGAACAACTAGGAGCCTATGCGATGGCCCATAATCAGGTATACGGTACTAAAATCCAGTCTGGAATCGTTCTAATGTGTACTAAAGATTTTATGTTTCAGAAGTTTGAGGTATCTGGACGTGAGTTCGTAAAGCACCAACACGCATTCTTGCGTAAATGCGATCAGTATTATAAACAAATAACACAAGCAAAACAGGGTCAAGATACAAATTTGGGCGAATAACCGTTGGTACATAACAATTGTAACTTTTGTATCCAAATTTAGAATGCCTTCAGATACAATTTTTAGCGAATAGATGAGGAAAATAGCCATTAAATTCAATTGTAACCTTTGTATACCATTTTCTCAATGATTTTTTGTTTTTTTTTTTTTTTTTTTTTAAAACCGGGTACAAAAGGTACAAAAGTTAGAAGTGTTGTATACCAACACTTAATCGCTCAAATTTGTAACCTGGAGCTGGATACAATTGGATACAAAAGATACAATTTCTGAAAAAGTATTGAATAAGAAGGCTCATTTAAGCAACTTTCCATTTTATGCTACAATCTGGCACATGCAAATAAGCTAGCAATACCAACAAACTAAGGGACTTTTTCTTCAATGATTTATTTTTTTTTATTTTTTAAAATCAATAAAAAGGTAGTATACATATTTTATGACTAGACCTAAAAAGAAATCCAGACAATTAAATACCTATGCTAAACCTAAACTTGTAAAAAAACAGGTTAAGTTTCCGTACAGTAGATATAAAATTGATTGGTGTGATATCGTTACTGAAGGCGGTTGGGGTAGTGAGAAAGAGTTTAACAACATGAAGCTGGCAACACCTGTAAGTGAAGGTTATTTATTTAGTAAAGATGACAAGACTGTAAAAATCTTTGCTGGTTATGATATTGATGATGATGGTACGATTACGTTTAGTGAACGTTCTGTTTTTCCGACTTCTTGTGTTCTAAAGATGACGAAACTTCATTAGTCTCATCCGGTTCAACTGTAACTTCTTTCATAGCAGCTAATCTATCTTTTTGAAGTTCTTTAATACGTTTGATCTCTTCTAATTTCTCTGCTTTAGTAATATCATTAATGTTTCCATGTAAATGTATATCTACAAATTGTCCTGTTGCTTTACCTATTAAGTTTTCGAACCCTAATGCTTTCTCTATCTTACCCTGATCTACTAGTGTCTGAGATAGTATTTGTTGACGTCTTACATAATTATTTTTGGTTACAGTAAATGATCTATTAATCTCATTAGACCTAGCCTGTAAGTATTTTAGAATCTTTGGGTTCTGTATCAGTCCGGCTGCTTCTTGTGCTGCTGATTTTTCTGCATATCCTGCTTTGATAGCAGCATCTTTTCTCGTAGTTCTACCTTCATTCATAATAAGATACTCACAGAATCTACGTTGCATCTCAGTCAACTCAGTCGGGTAGGCTGCCTTCTTTTTAACAATATCTTTTGTCATACTTGCTTTATACAGAAAATCTTATATAAATACAAGTCATGACAGGAAAAGAATTAGCTCAAGTTTTAAACAAATTTTTAACATCACCGCACGCACAAAACGCTAGAGTCCAGATTGAAATGTCAAACGGAGAAAAAATTGACGTATCTGAAATTCAGTTGTTGGAGAATCGTATGATTGGTGATAGAGATACGCACAGAATAAATATCAAAGGCGAAGCTCTAGGTGGTACATGGAAGATGGGTAAAATCATCGGAAAACTCTAAGGCAGTCAACCTGTGAAATTAGAGAAGGATTTGTGGCGTGAGCTTAAAAGATTTAAAAGTAAAATTAGTTGGACAAGGCTTGAAAATAGGGCTTTATTCGGTACTCCTGATATATTGGGGTATAATAATTTTGGGAACTTCTTCCTGGTTGAGCTCAAGTTAACAAAGGTTAATAAAATTCGCTTCTCACCCCACCAAATTGCCTTTTTCGTGAAGCATCCAAAAAATTCATTTGTCCTTGTTGCCGGGTCCCCGGACCCTAAGCTTGTGCGCTTGTACCCTGGTTCCAGGATCCTGGAGCTTGTGGCCTCTGGCTTGAAGCTTGAGCCCTTGGCTTGTGGGCTTGCGGACTGTGTGGGTTGGTTCGAAAGCTTGGGAGCTTGAACCCTGGCTGGAATCGTAATCTCTCTCTGAAAAAAATACATTAGAACCTTTCTAAACTGGCAAGCTTAGTGCTTGCCATAACTTACGTTCTTAACGTCTTTGTCCCAACAGGCCCTGCAGTCTAAACACTTGCCGCCTTGATCAGGAGCCGCGCA